GTGCCGTGTTCTTGAGTTCTAGTATGTAGGTCTGTCCCGAGACAACTACAACTAAATCTCCTTCGTCATCTTTGCCAGCCAAGCGCAAGCGCTCAGCTAAGACACCAAGACCACGAAACCATTTCATAACATCAATCTCAAAGGCTGCGCCTTTGGTTTTATTGTACTTCGGGCTTGCCATTTTTACCCGTGTCGTACACAGCGTTACCGTTCTCGTCAATCTTAATCTTAAATACTTTCAGTTCAATCAGCGCCATAATCAAGTTAGCCATATCAGCCTTGAGTTGCTTGATCTCATTCTTTAAGTATTGAATCTCTGTGTTAGCCATTAGATTGCTACCTCGTGTCCGTACTCATCTTGTGGTATGTAATCATCTGTATACCCTGCTCGTGCATCACGAGAAAGCATAGCCCCGTAAGCATCTCCGTCTGCTATCTGACACGCACCGTAGTTCACATACAAGGTAGCAAAGTCCTTGCCATCTGCTGCGTGTGGACCAAAGCGGTTCTTAACCGCAGCTACCTTTAACTCACCGACAGTTGGGTTATAGCCCAGTGTCAGGATCAGAGCAGGTAACTGACTGACCTTACCGTGAATAGCACGTCGTGATGGTGGCTCTGTTGGAGAACCGTACTCTGATTGCTCAGAGACGTGGTGCAGTATCAGTACGCAGGCTTCAGTCTTACGTGCCATATCGTGAAGCTCCATCATAATTGCACGAAGCCCAGCCCATTCGTTGTCTGTCTCAGCAGCTACATTCATAAGATTATCTATGATGATCAACTCAGGGGCTTGGCCGTACAACTCTACGTATGCCTTAATCTCTAACTCGATATCATCGAGTGACGGACTAGAGTCAAAGACCCACTTGATATGTTTTAATCTATCAAATGAACTATCGTAGAAGTGGTTGTCAGTAGATAAACGCTGCTCCACGTTTACCTGGTTATGACCTGATACGTGCGCTGCTGCTCGTAGCATTACAGTTGTGGTATCAGTATCAGCAGAGAAGAACAGTGTCGGCACTTGTGCCTTAACCGCATAGATGAGTGCGAACATAGACTTACCAGCGTTAGGCGCAGCAGCTACCATACAGACCTGTCCCCTGCGGAACTTAATCTGCTTAGATGCTAAACCTTTCCATACGTCAGGAAGAGGCGTTGCTTTGGTAAGCACCGTTCCCCACGCACGCTGTAAATCAAGCACAAAACTCTCCAAACGGAAGCACGATATTCTTTTGTCGGCGTATCTCTTTACGCTGGAACTCGGTTAACCCACCCCAAATACCAAAGCGTTCGTGTCGTACGCCCCACTCTGCACATTCATCTTGATGGACACAGCTACCGCAGATAGAGGTAATAAGTTTCTTTTCCGGAAACGAACTACTCTGCTCTACTGGGTAGTACATCTCTGTATCTATGCCCCTACAACTTGGATCCTCGAACTCCCAAGGTCCGCGCATACATTAACGAACCCAGATAGTCTCGCATTTATCAGCAGCACCTTTAGGTGCAGCACACATATAACCCTGCCAAGGTCCACGAGCTGATGTACCTGTCTTAAATGCCATCACACCGTGACGACAAGTCTTAGTACCAGGTGCATCAAACTGCGATGGAGCAGAAGGTGTAACTGGTGTTGCAGCAAACTGTGCCTGAATGTTCTGTACTGCAGTAGCAGTAGCGTTGCCACCTGATAGTTCAGCAGATGTTGATTTGATTAAAGCAGAGACCATTGATAGGTCAGTTAGACCTGTCTCTAAGTCCTTTACATCTGATGCGTAAAGGTTGATAAGAGTTCCGTCAGCTAACTTGTAGTTGATTTGGAACTTTGTGTTCTCGTTTGCAGCCATTTATTTTCCTCCGATAGTTTTGATATTTAACCGAGTAGATTCATTACCAATAATCTTTGGTACGAATCCAAGAAGTTTCTCAACCTCTTTGCTGTCAACTGTCTCACGACCTTTGACTGTTGTCCAACTGATTTCGATACCGCTTCTAGTAGTACCGGTTGCTCCTTCTAAAGATGCCTTCAAAGTCTCGCGTTCTTTTTCCAGCTCTTTGATCTTGCTGTCTAACTGTAAGTAGTGCAGTGCGTGCTTGTCAACTTCTTCGTCCTCAATCACGACTTCACTAAGGACGATACGTTCTTTCTTCAAACCACCGCAACCCATCTGCTCTGTCGCATCGTAGTACTGGCAGTAGTCTTTGCAGAAACTTGCATCCTTCTCAGGCTCTGGCAAGGTAGTAGACGCCTTGACATTGGCAAGCCATAGCAGTGCTGCCTGTGCCATCGTCTCATCGTAAGGTTCGGTATGTACCTTGATGTCCTTCTCACTACCATCACGTGCTATTGCTACAAGGTTAACTGTCTTAACTTCATAGCCGTTCTTTGATAGCAAGTAACCGTAAAGCTGTACCTGCCAACGCTGTTGGTTGCTAGGAAAGTATCCAAGGTTCTTAATCTTAGATGTCTTCCAGTCAATGACAGCACCGGTTGATGGCACAAATAAATCCACGTGTGCTTTCATATCACCGTAGGAAACTTCTGTTTCAACTAGGTATTCTTTACCTTCAGGATCGAGTGCACCGATAGCATCTTCAATCGCTGCGTGAATAGCAGTACCCATAATGGCAGCCAACTTAGATTGGTTGTCATTGGTATGTGGTTGAGCGTTCAGTCTGTACCAGACCTTGCGCTTACATCCACCAATCTCTGATGGCCCTACTTCTGTCTGCATACTTCTATCACGAGCTGCATCTTGTGCGTGCAGTACGTGCAGTAATAATTCCTTTGGATCTTCTATCGCCACTTGCGGTCATCCCTCCACTGTAGGAAAGTATCAAAGCAGTAAGCACCGACAAAGCCTGATATGAAGCTGACTCCTACGATAAGCAACTCTTTCATTTGTTCTCCTCCTCTGTAGCTTTCTTAATTCCGAAGACCCATTCTAGTAAGGCAGGGTTGTCTTGTAAAGTATCTACGATGTGGTATCCCACCAGGTCGCAGACTTCCTCCACATCAAACCGCTTGCGGTTAGCAAGCAGGGACTCGTGGATAACAGCGTGCGTTACCTCGTGCATCAGCACGTGAATCATCTTATCTTCAGGTAGGTTGTGACGCAGCGTGATTCTGTTGTACTGGGAGTCAGTCATCCCGTAGCTATCTTCCTCGTGATGCTTGTAATCAATCTTGTATCGTTGACCAAAAATCTTAACGGAATATATACGAGGCATCAATCATCCCAATCTATGTTGTTGATACTAAGCCAGTCAAGATACGTGACTGTCATAATGGACACCACGTTTTATACTGAAAACAACGCTTACATTGTGACACAGCAACTTTGCCAAGGCTCGGATATTTGTGACCTAGTACTAGGCAGAGTAGCTTCTTCATACTAGGCATCCTATCACGGCGTGTCGTAAGACACATACTAGGCAGGTACGATTACAATACGAGCGTCAGCGAGTTTACAGTAGGCGGCCCTTAGAGGGCCGAGCAAGGAGTGAGGCCCGACAGTATGCGGCTCCGTCTACCAACCCTGCGGAAATTCAGGTCCTATCGTAACCCCTACGATGGCCTTTTAACGCCTTCTGGGGCCGATTTAAGACAGTTAGGCCCAGTACACGTATGTACGTGTGGGTCGCAGGTCTTTAACGTTATGGCGTCCTTTGAAGATTACGAGCTGGTCTGGTATTTCCTAGACGCAACCTGCGTCAACTGTGGCAACTTGGTCAAAGTACCCTGTCCGGTAGATCGTGATGAAGCACAGACTTACTGCGATTGATGAAACCCTACGGACGGGTATATGCTCAGTCTGTGGCCCTACCAAAATCAAACTCAGGGATGCAAAAATGTCAACAGCTACCAGTAGATTCAGATGCTTTGCTGTCTATAGACGCAACATCATCAAGTCCCAGTACCCATATGCAGTCCACAAGAAGGATTACTGCGAGCACTGCGGATTCAAGCCAGTTCACATCAGCCAACTTGACGTAGACCACATAGACGGGGACAGGTGGAACAATGAACCTGCCAACTTGCAGACCCTTTGTGCTAACTGCCATCGTCTGAAGACACACTTGAATAATGATTCCAACTCTGGTATTTTTTAATTACTAAGGCAGGGAAAAATAAGTACCTGCCTGAGTGCTGGACAGAACCTCTACAGACTTCGCGGCCTGTAGGGGTTTCGTTCTTTTGGGCATAAAAAAAGAAGGCCGGTCCCCGTAGGGACCGACCTTCTGTTGCCTCGCGCTTATGGGCTAATTACTTAGCACCACGACCAAACTCTGTGGCGTTTGGGTCAATCGCCTTAAGCAATGGACCTGCGATAGCAGCAATTCCTGCTGATGCTAGAGCCTTTGGATCTGT